ATTCAAAAATTTAAATAAAATGAATCTATTCAAAGAAACTAAATTTTATTTAGTAGTATCTATCATTGCGTTTTTAACTACAATGTTGTTTTATCAAAATATGAAAATAGATTTAGATAAGACAAAAAAGGAATTGATTAAATGTCAAGTAGAAGCAGGATATGTACCTGGTGGTGATATTGAAAAAGATTCTTTAAGACTTGAATTATTCAATGCACAAAATATTAATGGTAGATATGAACTATCATTGGAACACTTATATGAAGTGAATCCAAAAGCAGCAAAACAATTTGATGAATTTTTAAATAATGAGACCGAATAATATGGAAAGAAAGATTTTAAAACAAGAACCAAAGAGAGATATTCAAATGAACATTTTACCAAATGAAGATGAAATCCGTGCTATTCAGTACGATGACCCAAAGTTAATTGCAGAAGTTGAGGCTTTGTATCCAGAAACTTGTGATGAGTTTAAACGAATTATGTACACTCAATATGAGTTATTTTGCAAAAAACAATTTAATTACGGCCCATCAAACATTTCGGTAGGTACACCATTAGAATCTGCAGATGATGTTAAATTATCCCTAACCGGATTGTGGTTTAGAATCAATGATAAGATTCAAAGATTGAAACAATTGGTTGTTTTGGGTAAACAAGATACGGTTGGAGAGGCAATTGAAGATACATATATGGATTTATCAGTATATGGAATCATTGCCCAAATCGTAAAGAATGGAAAATGGGCAAAATAAACCCAAAAATATTTGGTAATATCGGATAAATTTCGTATATTAGCATTATAAGATTAAAACATAAAATATGATAAAACTTTACACTCACACATTTTCGGATGATGCCACATTCTATGTTGCAGGTCAACCGAATGAACACGGTATCACAGGTCAAAACTTTTTAAGTGAATGGGATGACAACTCCATTGGTTATGGTGGTACATCAGTTTATAACAAAATAATCAAAGATTTGGATGGTGATTATTCGATTGTAAGAGCAAATAATAGTAGTAGATGTTCTGACCACGATTTTAAAACAAAATTTATTGGTAAAACATTGGGTAAACTTGAACGAAACAAATCTGAATCAGTAGGTCAAGCCCAATTGGGAGGTTCGGTTGCTCCTCATAATTTTTCATATTTTGAAGAGGTTGGATATGTAACACCAGATAACAAATATCGTGTTGCTAAATACAACTATTCAATGGATGAGGATATTAAAACAATCACACCTACCAAATTTAGTATTTCATTAAAAGGAATTACAGTCGATGTATTTGAAGTATCTTATGAAGAATTTACTGAAAGACATGGATTAGGTAAAAGTTACAATGGTTGGTATAATAAATCAAAACTATTTAGAGGATTACCATTTAAAATTGATTATAGAGGATTGGTAAATTTCTCAAGAATGCGTTACCAATTTAGAATCGGTAAACAATTAAAATATGAATTAGTTGAAAATACTGATTCAACCATCACTCCAATTAAACCATATGCATTTCCATCAAATTGTGGTAACTTAATAAAACACTATACTGATATGGAACAAGTTGTATCAGAAGAAGGTGAAGAACTACATATTATGGATATTGATGGTGAAGTTTATATGGGTACACTCTACACATATGAAACCATCAGAAAATCTCAAACTGATAAATTACAAACACTATATAGAATGGTAAATGGTGAAGATAATGTTCACCCAGCACATCTAAATGAATTAGATAAACCAACCGTTGATGTAGTATCCGCAGATGGAACATTTGTAAGAATGATTTACTTATGGCCAAATGTTTCTCAATGGCCTGCAGAGTTTAACAATAGAAAATGGATATTTGTATTGAGTAGTGATTCTCAATCACCTTTTGCTAGATTAAAAGTAAAATTCAGAAATAATACATTTGAAATTGGTTTGAGAGATATGATTAAGAAATTGGCAAGATTTCACAATTTGTTATCAGATACCTCAAATGTAAAATTAAAAAAAGATGAAGATGCTGAAGTAGAAAATTACAAAAAAATTCTACAAGATGAATCACATATTTCTCACGCTGGAACATTACTTAATACTCAAAAGTTATTGAATGATAATTCGTTTGATATTAATAAGATAACACAAAATGATGATAATAGTCATCAATTTAAATTAGATTTAACATTTGCTGATACCCATTTACAAGAATGGCAATATAAACAAATGGATGATGAACACCTTACTGAATTATTGGCAAGAATTGCAATGCCACATAATTTTAAAACTATAACTTGGGTACATGGTGGTCATAGTGATAACATCACAAAAAAATTAAAAAAGTTGTTATCAGAAGGTCGATATAACTTAAATGGAATTGAAAAAATACAAACAATTCACAAAAATGATTTGTTTATTCCAGAAGGCTAAAATAGTTTACGAATCATAAAAAAAGTTTATACGAAAATCGGTAATTCGTATATTTATATGTACACACCGCGAGTAGGAAAGACTCGTAAATAAAACCGTAAAACAAATTAATTAATTAACTTTAAAAGAAAAAGAAAATGGCATTAGACATTAACGCAATTCGCTCACGCTTAAACAAATTGCAAAACACACAAAAGAAGACCGAAGCGTTGTGGAAACCCACACCCGGCAAACATCAAGTTCGTATTGTTCCTTACAAATTCAACAAAGACAATCCATTCATCGAACTTTATTTCCATTACAACATTAATAACAAAACTTACTTATCTCCAATTTCATTTGGTAGACCTGACCCTATCGTTGAGTTTGCTGAAAAATTGAAAAGAATGGGTGATAAGGAAGATTGGAAAGCAGCTAAGGCTATGGAGCCAAAGTTGAGAACTTTCGTACCTATTATTGTTAGAGGTGAAGAAGGCGATGGTGTACGCTTTTGGGGATTCGGTAAAACGGTATATCAAGAAATTTTAGGATATATTGCAGACCCCGATTACGGTGATATTACTGACCCAAATGCAGGTAGAGATTTGACTGTTGAGTATGTATCAGCAGAAGATGCTGGAACATCATATCCAACAACTACATTGAGAGTTAAACCTAACCCAACTCCGGTATCTGAAGATTCAGCTAAAGCAAAATCATTTATTGATGAGCAAACTGCAATCACCGAATTGTATCAAGAACTTTCTTACGATGAATTGAAAAATGTATTAGAAAGTTGGTTAGACCCAAGCAAAGCAGCAGAAACAAAATCAGCTGAAAAATCAGTATCACAAGAAACTCTTTCTTCAAACAAAGCAGTATCTCATGATATGGGTGGTTCGGTTGAAACTCCAAAAGTTTCTCAATCAACATCTGATGTTGAAGCTGCATTTGATGATTTATTTAATTCTTAATTAACACAATTTTATGGCAAAACAGGAAGTGGATTTAGCAGACATTCTTGCGAGTGAACTGAATAAACAATCCAAAGAACAAAAGGTAGCATTCTTTTTGGATAACGATGAAGCCCCTACAAATGTAGAAGGTTGGGTATCTACTGGATGTGCAATGTTAGACGTTGCGATTTCTAATCGTCCTTATGGTGGTTTGCCAGTTGGTAGAATTGTAGAAGTAACTGGTTTAGAACAAAGTGGTAAATCATTATTATCTGCACACTTACTTGCGGAAACGCAAAAACAAGGTGGAGTAGCAGTATTGATTGATACTGAAACTGCAGTAAGTAGAGAATTTTTAGAAGCAATCGGTGTGGATGTGAAAAAATTACTTTATGTATCAGCAGATTCAGTAGAACAAATCTTTGATTTTACTGAAACCATTATTGAAAAAGTTAGACAAACTGACAAAAATCGATTGGTAACAATTGTAACCGATTCAGTTGCAGCAGCATCCACAAAAACGGAGTTGGCAGCAGATTATGGTAAAGATGGTTACGCAACCGATAAAGCAATCATCATCTCTAAAGCGATGAGAAAGATTACTAATATGATTGGTAGACAAAAAATCTTATTAGTATATACTAACCAATTAAGACAAAAATTAAATGCAATGCCATTTGGTGACCCTTGGACAACAAGTGGTGGTAAAGCCTTAGCATTCCACGCATCGGTAAGATTGCGTTTGAAAGGTATGGGACAAATCAAAACCAAAGTAGGTGGAGCAGATAAGATTGTTGGTATGAAGGTTAGAGCACAAGTGGTTAAAAATCGTATGGGCCCACCATTGCGTTCCGCTGATTTCGATATCTTCTTTGATAGAGGAATTGATAACTATGGTTCGTGGTTAGGAGTTATGAAAGATTCGAAAATTGTAAAACAAGCAGGTGCATGGTATGAATATACCGATACTGATACCGGTGAAGTAATCAAATTTCAATCAAAAGATTTCATAGGCCTTATGACAGACCGAGAAGATGTTAGAGACCAAATTTATAAAAAGATTTGTGAATCTACAATTTTACAATACAAGTCCGAAACTTTGGATGTTGAAGATTTAGAGATAGATGTTTCAGGCCCTGGTATGGATGATTAAAAACAAATAAATGAAAGAACTCTATAAAAATATATTAAATTCGGTTGAGATTGAACGCAACCAAAATATCGATAAACATAAGAATTCTCGCGTGTTAGTTATCGATGGTTTAAACACATTCATCAGATGTTGGACATCCATTCCTACAATGAATGACGATGGTGACCATGTCGGTGGTGTAGTTGGCGTTCTCAAATCAATAGGTTATGCTATTAGAATGACTCAACCAACAAGATGTATTGTAGTGTTCGATGGTAAAGGTGGTTCTCAAAATAGAAAAAAACAATTTACGGGTTATAAAGCACAACGTGAGACCAATAAACTTCGATTAAATAGGCAATATGCAGATTTAATGAATGATGAGGATGAAAAAGAATCAATGAAACGCCAATTCGTTTGGTTAAATGAAATTCTTAATTATCTTCCGGTTACAACAATGATTTATGATGGGGTTGAAGCGGATGACGTTATGGCTTACATTTCGACTCAATTGTTAAAAGAGAATGAACAGGCGGTGGTTATGTCTACTGATAAAGATTTCCTCCAATTAGTAGATGATAAAACCATCGTCTGGTCACCCACCAAAAAGAAGATTTACAATAAAAAGACAATAAAGGAAGAATTTGGTATTGAATCAAAAAATCTTCTTCTATATAGAATATTAGATGGTGATGTATCTGATAATATTCCTGGTGTGTATGGATGTGGAATCAAAACGGTAATCAAACGATTCCCAGAAATTACTGAAGATGAAAAACTTTCAGTAGAAGATTTATTTAGACTTTGTGAAGAGAAACAAGTAGAAACAAAAGGTAAAGTAAAATTATATAATGAAATT